CCTCTGAAGTCATAGCCCCGTTGGCTACCAAAGAGAGCACTTGAGCCTCCATATCAGCGGATAGGTTGTACATCCCTAGCCTCTCTTGCATCAGTATGGCCTCGTTGCGGGGGTCACCGAACGCTTGGCGGACATCAATCTCGTTACCCATTGCGTCGAAAGTTGTAGTGCGGGCCCCGGGGCCAGCCTCGCCGCTAAACGGTTGGCCGGTAAACAGCGTATTAGCCTGCCGACTACGCAGCGTAGCCAAAGCCTGCTCGTCGCCAGAAGCGCCTACGACTTGATCCATGTCACTGAACAGATCCATGCCCCGCTGTTGCGCTGGGGTGAGAGTACCACGCAGGTCAATCGCGTTCTGCCCCTGAATCCGCGCTACCTCTGCGTTCGAGTCCCCCAGCAAGCCTGCGTTAAACCGGCTGGTCTCCGACTCTAGCAAGCTGCGGCTGTTAGCCCCTGCTTCAGTCATCGCAGTGCGCTCAGTGCCGCCAGCTTCTGCAAGGCGGCGGGTCAGCACGTCCGCGTCGGCGCCAATGCGGTTGCCTTCAGCGGTTACCTGCGAGTTGCGCATCTGCCCCACTGCGCCAAGGCCCGCGGTGACGTTGGCTTGGTTCGACTGTATAGACCGAGCACGTGCACGCCGATCGCCCAGAGACTGGGAGCCGTAGGTCGGGCCACTCAGACGCTGCTGCTCAATTAGGCTGCGGCGTAGGGACTCTGCAATAGCTGGGTTGGCCACGGACTCTGCGGCGCCACGGGTGGTCTGGTTAGCGTTGTCGTAGGCAAGCCCCGGCATCTGCGCGGGGGCCGTGGCCAGTCGATTGGGGGCAGTCGCGCTCTGGGAGGCCGCGGTGCGTTGCGTCGGGTTGCTGTACTTGGTCACAGTCTGAGACTGCTCTCCCATGGCCCTCCCACCGCGGTTCAGTATAAGGTCGTCCAATCGTGTCGCCATCAGTACCATCTCCAAGATCCGGTGTACCCCATCCGAGAGAACCGGCGGGCTTTAACTTCCTGCTTAACTTCCTCAATCGCCCGCTCGAACCTTGTGCTGTGGGCGCTGGCCTTGGCCATGTTCTCCCCGTCGTGGTCGTGGTTACGTAGGGCCCGAAAGGCCGCCCACTCCAGCATGTCCAAGTGGAACCGCTCAGGGATTTCAGGGCCTACGTCAGGGGCCTCTAAAGTCAGCTTGGCCAGCGGGTAGCGAGTCACGCGCAGAGTAATCTCTTTCCCTACGTCGTCCGCAGTGGGGCTGCCCATTAAGCGAAGCGAACCCGTCTCGTAGTCAGGCACCACAGCGAACACGCCCGCACCGGTAAACGAGTGAGGCGCGGCGAGGCCCGAGAAATCTGAGAGGTCCCCAGTTGAAAAGTCATGCGACACCACCGGTAGCAGCTTCCCGTTGTACGCCGCGGATACAACACGCAGCACCGAGGGGTGCAAGGGGTAGTCGATCTGCCCCAGAGCTACGGGGTAGACACATACCGCTGGTGTGGTGGCGTCGTGAAGGTACTCGGTGAGTTGGCAGAAACGAAAATACCCCTCGTTGATATAAAGCATCAAGGAGGGGTCTGACCACAGGTAGTCCGCGTCGTCGGCGCTAACCGCGTCCGACACATCCCGTAGGATGTTCCGCCGCAGTTCGCCGAGTAATTCGATCGGTGTCACGTATCACTCCTGCCCCTACGGCGGGGCTGTTGGCTACTTCTCGCGGACTACTTGGTACGGGAACCGGGGGCTGTCTTCGTATCCGGCGATGCGTCCGTCGTCGTCCATCATGGGTTTTTTTATCACAGCGTTGTCCAGAACGTCGAGCAAGAAGTCGGGCACACTGGCCTTCTTTCCCGCCAGCAGCTTGTATCCTACACCGTTGTGCCCGATGTACAAACCAGAGGGTGGGATCTCGTCGTTCTTCTGAAGTATGATCCACGTGCGCTTCACCTCGTCCTTCTTAGGGGCCGGCTTGGCTTTGCCCTTGACGGGGGCTTTTTCCACATTGGTTTTAAGAGGCTCCGGGGCCACAGGCTCTGATTCACCGGGGCCGAATACATCTTCAATATCACTCATCAGTTGCTTCCTCGAATGCGGAGTTGAACTCGGCCTCGTCAGCGCGATCCTCCCCCATCAGCATTTGAAGGACACGCTGCACTTCCGGCATCGCTTCCTTCGCGTCTTTAAACACCAGCTCCACGTCTGAGTCCTCATACTTCGAGTCCTCCTCGCGGTTCTTGGCCTCGATCTCCGGGTCGCTGTAACGGAGTATAACCCCGTTGGCAGCCATGCGGATGTTTATGTTGGTGTCCATAGGACTGCGCCCTGCTACTTGATATGCCATAACGAGTTACCCCCACCGAAGTGGGGGCTCCTGTTTACGCCGTAGCGGCTACTTCCGCACGAACCATGAACGCATCCTGAAGGATCACAGTGGCGTTCCAAACCTTCCAGCCGATGGTTCCACGCTGAGCCAGCGGGTCGGTGTTGGTCGCTTTGGGCTGCACAACCATGACTTCCACAGAGTCCTTACCACGCAGAGGCACGATACCGTACGCATCACGGGCCAAGAACAGGATCGGATACACGTCGGCGTTGGTGCCGCCAGTAGACAGCGTGGTGCCCGCTGCGCCGCCAGCGTCTTCCCACGATTCAAACACCGTAGAGCGGATGTACCGCACATCCTCCACGGAGCCGATCTCGCCTTCCATTGATACGTCAGTGCCGTACTGCTTGGAGTGGATGAAGCCGGGCAGATCGCGGATGTCGTTCTCAATGTCCGGGTGGGTCAGCGCAATGAACGCGGACTCAATCGGCTGAGTGGCATACTTAACAGACGACGCCACCATGCTGGTGTGCGGCTTGGCGTTCTGACGCTTCAGCGAGCGAGTGATGCGGCGCTGTAGGGTCAAGGTCAACGGGGTATTTACGCCGCCCCGAGTGGTGCCGTTGGCAAAGAACACGTTGGTGCCGGCTTTCAGCACGTTGAAACGCAGGGTCTCAATGGTGTGCGCAGCTTGCTCACCCAAGATGTCGGTCATTTCACGCAGCAAAGGCGGGAAGTCTTCGTGCAGATCCATGATAACGTCAGTGAACTTCAGGAAGTCGCCGTACTGCTGCAGCGTCACAGAGTAGTCTTTGTTCTCAAGCGTGCTGCCCGCAGGGGTTACGCCCTCGGTCAACGGGGTGTCCGCTACAGGGACGTTGTAGTCGCCACCGGCACCGGCACCGGCGGAGCCAGTAGCCCCCGCCATGTAGTAACGACGCCACTTGGCGACACGGGTAGAGTTCTTCGGGATGGGGTAAGCCTGCCCGAACTTCTCCAGCATCATGTAAGGGATGGCCCGCTTCAGCAAGTTGGCCACAGAGAACGCCGTTTGGCGCGGGGTAATATCGGAATATACAGTCATGTTAGTTGTCTCACGTCAGAAAGATTATCCCAGTCCGGCAGCTTCCTCGAAGGCGGCGTCGAAGTCATCTGGACTCGCACTACCCGGTACATCTGCTTTGCTGGGGCTTGGCGTTGCACTCAGGGCTTTTCGCGCTGCGGCCGAAGGTTTCTTCGCCGCGGGCTTTACCGCTGGGGGCGCTGCTCTTGCTGACGAGGCTGGTAATTCTGGCACTGCTCCCGCCGTTCCTTTACTCGCCTTGAACTGGTCAACCAGCTCAATCACTTCCGCAGAAGAACCGGACTTAGCCACTCGCGCATATTCCGCTTGCAAAAACTTTGGCTGCGTCTGTATCCAATCTTGGATCTGGGGTTTGATCGTGTCCAGATCCGCATGGGCGGTTCGTACTGCGTCGAGATGTGCGTTTACCTGCAATTTTTGCGTGGTCGCAAACACTGGTGCCAGTGCACGTCTCAAGTCGGAGTATATCGTTTCCTGCACAAGTTGCAAATGGGCGTCACGAAGTACTTGTTCTGCCTCGTGAACTTCTGACCACTCGCTCTTGTATCTTTCCACCGCTTCGCGCTTATCGGCAGGGATGAAGTCGTCGATGGTTTTAGCCACCGCTTCGGGTTCTTCCTCTGCGGCAGGCTCCTCGGTAGGAGCGGCTGCAGCGGCTGCGTTCTCACGGTTCTGCCGAATAAGCTCTGCGGCCCGGGCCACCTTTTCCTCCCGGGTCTCCGCCGGGGCGTCTTCGGTAGGCGCGTCGTCCTCTACAGGAGCGTCGTCCTCCGCAGCAGGCTCCTCAGTAGGCGCGTCGTCCTCTACAGGAGCGTCGTCCTCTACAGGAGCGTCGTCCTCTACAGGTGCTCCTTCGGTAGGGGCGTCGTCCTCTACAGGCGCTTCTTCGGTAGGGGCGGCGTCCTCTACGATAGGATCTTCCGCGACCACGCCGTCGGCGGCCTCATCAAACGCCGTGTCGAAGTCGTTGCTGTTGTCTTCTGGTGTTAAGGGTTGCGTGCTCATGTCGGGTCCTTACTCGTTTATATCGAACGGGGGTTTAGTGGCCACCGCAATCAGGTCTCGGTACGCCTTTATCTCCCCCTGTACGGAGCGCATTTCTTCTGGCGTACACGTACACAGGGTGTCTTTCAGTCTACTTATCATCGTTCCTGCGTAGAGTCGTAGCACTTCTACGCCATTACTGTTACGTGCATCATATATCTCACGCTGCATGATTACCAACTGGTCGTTATTGTTCACCGGTCACCCCCTTAGTAGCTGAGTCTGACACAGCCAGCATGGTTTTAACTGCGGAGTTATCCGCCGAGTCGAGATTCTTGCGGGCCTGCGCCGCGTTCTTCATAGCATCGGTAGCCAGCTCTTTCATCTGAGCTGCAAAGATCTGCTTGTTCTGATCGGCCTGCTCGGCTTCCTGCTGGGCCTGCTGTTCTTGGCGCTGCCTGACCACTTCCTCAGACGCCATGATGTCCTGCACCGGGATGTCCCGTGCCATCAGTCGCTGCTTCAGCATCTTCTCGTCATCGATATACAGCTGCTCGCCCTCGCTCAGCGTGTTCTTCAGGTTGTCCAGTGCGTAGGCCCGGACTTCCTTGGCGATCAGGCTGGTGGCGCCCTTGGCCACAGGGCGGAGATCCCCGGTGTACTCAATGCCCTCGTTGAATATCTTGTTCCACTCAATCAGGGCGTTCAGCACGCTCACGGTGAACCGGTCAAAGCTGCGCACAATGTCACGGAACGGCAAGGCCGCGTTGCCCAGCACCATGGACGCGCCGGCGGAAGTACGCAGTGCCTCTCCCGGGGTGTTCTCTACGTCACCGTAGCCCCCCACGAACGTCTCCATGTCGGCAAACTGGAGAAACTGGTTCATCACTTTCAGCAGGTCGTCCATGTGCGCGTCGACGCTAATGTTGTTGATAGCCCGGTGGCCAGAGGGGTTGCTCTTGCCGTCGAGGTAGTAGTTGCGGAAGGGGCCAATGGATTTGACGTCCTGCCCGCCCGCCATTTTGCTCAAGTCGATCTCCAGCATGGGGCCACAGGTAACCGAGGCGTTGTCGATCAGCATGCGTGCTGCAGACGATACCGCCATCTGGCTGTCCCGCACGATCTCACACATACTGCCGCCCATCAGTCCCGGCACCGAGTCGTCGAACACAAACTTGTGGTAGACGTTGGTGCGGCTTGGGAGGGGGTTCAACGCTAGCTTAATGATGTGTCGACCGGCCAGCCACGTGGTGACCCGGAACTGATCTGTGTCCTCGCTTCCCTCAGGCAGCTCCAGCCCCGTCTTCTCCAAGTGATCCCGGGACACGGCGCCCCAGAACTCTTGGATGCGGTAGCGGCTGCCCCGAGTAGATGCAGAGGTAGCCCCTGCCAGCGCGTCAAGGTCGTTTTCGTGAGAGGTGGGGGTAAAGTTGCCGTCCTTGTTCCTCTCTAGGAACTGGGTGATCGACGCCCCAATAAAGTCCGGGCGGCGCTTGAGCCCTTCCATCTGCCGCTTGCTGTAGATGTGCTCCTCGAACTCGCCCTCCATGTCAGAGAAGGTGCGGGCCTGCATGTCGGGGTAATACCGCCACAAGTCCACGGCCTCGAAGTACGGCCGGCTGCCGTCGACCATAGAGATTACGGGCTCAAGCCCGGGCGTTATCTCGATCACCGCTTTCTGGCGGTCCAGTGTCATAGGGCCCTTGAGGATACCCACGTTGTAAATGGCGGCAGACAGGATCACTGAGCGGCACAGGGTTACGAAGTCAGAGTTGTCCGTCTCCGTTGCAGACCCCATGGCGTCCTCCAGCTGGGCCTCGATGTGGCGCTCCATAGACGCAGCGGCCTTAACCGCAAACGCCCGCACGATCCGCTCCAGCTCCTCGACGGTCACCTCGGCCTCCGGGTTCTCCGCTCGCCACTCATCAAACGCGGCGGTCAGCTCGTCTTGGTCCAGCGTCGGCACCGTAGACGCTTTGACCGTCCAGCTCTTATCCCCCTGAGGGAACAGCAGGTTCATCAAGCGGGCCACGATGACCATGATCTTGGTACGGGTCAGCTTCGGGTAGGCCCGGGACCTCTCCGGGGGTAGCTTCTGGTCAATCTCCGGGTCGTACTTCCCC